GGCTATCATCCGTATATACCGTATTTTCACCTGTTTTTTTTACCTTTGTATAACCAGGTAAAACACGTTCACCCGCAGCTAAAGTGATCGTTGTTGAGTCATTAAATGAGTGAAAACGAAAGTCGATGTTTGACACATAAAACAAAGTAAAATACTGATCTTTTGAAACTGCGGGATTCAGTAACTCGCAGCTAAATGTACCGTTCTCATATCGCAGAGAATTTAATTCACCTGTGCCTGCGTTAATGCGTTTTGTTCTTACTGTATTAATATACTTTGTAGGCTCATCAATAGCGCCTTGAGTGTATGAGTAGCTATACTGATACTCAGCGTAGTAAATAGGCTCAGCATTTAAAAAGTCATCAACTGTGATGTTAATTTCTGTAATTTCACCGTAGCTTAAAACACGCTTAGTACGATAAATACTTAGAGCATCTGAATCTGGTTTTAAACCAATTTTAGACACGATGTTTTTAATTGAGGGAGTGAGGACTCGGGTTAATGACTCAACCTCCAGCTCTTGGCTTTCAATAGCGGCCTCAACAGTAGTAAAGCTTGTGCCGTGATACTTAGTGCTATTTAACGCAAGTAAAGGCAGCATGTCGCTTACTAGGCTCGTTTCCTTCAAGTCGCTTGCTTCAACTAGCAAGACATTGACCAATGGATCATCAGGCTGATCACTTAAGAAAATGTGTGCATCTTGCAAGCGCGCTGCATCATCCGTACTCAGTGCAGGGTATAATTTAACAATGTCAAACGATGAACGGGCATGGTCAATATCACTTATTGAACTAAACACATCGTTCAATTTACCACTGACGATCGCATTATTCGTTCGATGGCCTCCAGCATGTTCCTCATTACCAATAAGCTGAGGCTTAAAAATTTTTAAATCTGTTCTAAGCATAGTTAATCCCTGTTTAAACCGTTTTTAAACGTAGGTTTATGTTTGTGAAGTGGGTTGGCTCTGTATCTGAAAAGTGAGTGTGTGGGGTACTCTCAACAGCCTTTTGTGTATGATCCCAAACAACAGTAAAAAGTGTGCCGCGAATTGAGATTTCAAACGCATCTAACGTGCTTTGTGCATGCTCAAGTAATGGCTTAAACGTGCTAGCGGTCTCAAAGTCACTATATAAATGAATTGGTCGACCAAGCGGGACCAATGTTTTTTCAATATGCTGTGCACCGTTAAGGGCACGCTCTGTTTGTTCAACGATTGGCAAATAATCAAACTCGTTCAGCCAAACAAAATTATCTAGTTGCTGTGCGTTTAATAGGATCATTGTGTATTACTCAATTGCTCAAGTGTTTGCAAAAAGCGCTCTTCAAACTCTGCATAAATAATTTGCTTATTAGGCAATACCAGCTCTAAACGCACCGTTCTTGAAGGTGTACTTGTGCTCGGTGTAGCGAGTGGTTGTTGAGTTTTAATTGCAGTCACCAACTCCCTTACAACGGCTGTTAAGCTATTTAAATTAGCTGTTGATGTAGAAGTCGATGCATAGCTCTCACTCGTTGGTTTATATGTTTGGGTTGGTGCGGTATAGCTGGGTGTCGCGCTCGTATTTGTTGAAGACCGATTACTCAGTTCGTTCCGCTTTGCATCAATTGCATCATTAATCGTTTGTTTATTTTCATTTGATAAACGACTGAGACGTACATTAATCTCTTTATAGATTTTATTAAGTGCGGCTGTAGTTTTGGCGTTATCAACTTGGGTTTGGTATTTGTTAAGCCAATATGGTTGCGTGTCTTTTTTACTTGCAGCTGCTTTAGCTGCCCTAATCTCTGGTGTGTCTAATGCATAGGCGCTGTTACCATTTTCTAACTGATATTGAGCAATTGTATCGACAGATGCACCATTTGATACTGACACTTGACGCACGTTGCTTGCTGCTTTAGAAGCAGACGCAGCTACACGGTCTAAAGCGGCTTGCTGTCTTCCTAATGAGCTAACCGCATTATCACTTGCTCTAGCCTGCTCATTCGTCGCTTGAGTGCCTGCACGGGTTGAGGCTGTTGCTGCATCTTGGGCATTTTTAAAATCACCTAACAAATTATTCACTATCGACAGTACATCTGTCAGACGTTCTTTTTCATAGTTATATTCCTGGGCTGTTAACTGCCCAGATTGATAACGTGAATTTAATTGCTCTAGTTCTGATGTTAAACGGCTATGTTCTCGCTGCAATTGCCCAAGGCTAGCTAACTCTATTTGTTGGACTCGATTTAAATCATTCGTTTGGTCAGTTAAACGTTGCTGCTGTATTGTAAGCGCGGCTTGTGCTTGGGCTTTTTGCTCTGCTGTTGCTGAGCTGCTTGCTAATACTTGCTGATTTGTCTTGATTGCTTCGCGCGTTTTATCCAATTCACGAGTAAAACGCTGTACTGCTTCGCTGTTTGTGTCTGTAACTGGCTTGAGCGCGTTTGCTTTTTCAATGAGTTTATCAAGTTCTTTAGTCAAACCGAGCGCAGCAGCTGCTGCTTGCACACTTGATGGAACGGTTTTATCTGTGGCATCAGCGGCAGCAATAGCAGCCTCAGCCCATTTTAAATAAGCTTGGCGCTGAACAGCTAAAGGCTGCTCAGACTCTTGCATTAATTCATAAGCTGCACGCAATTTATTTGCGGTATCATCCAGTGTTTTGAGTGATGTAATACCTAGTTCTGCATAAGCCTTTTCGACGTCACCCGCAAAAATCTTTTGACGTTCAAGCATTGCGCCATGTTCTTCGAACTTAACTTGCAATGCATCTAAAATTGCGAGCTGGCCCTGGTACTGCTCGCCAGCACTTTGGATAGCAACACGGGCTGATTCAATGCTCTGTATAAAGCCATCAACCCCTACTTTTACACCATCTAAGCTTTGAGCTTGTTGCTCTAATGATTCGATAGTTTTAAGGGCTTCGGGTAACGTTAAACTTAAAAGCGCTTGACGTTGGCGCTCTGCCTCCGTTGCCGCAGCAGTGGCCTCTGCAAGTTTGCGTTGCTGATACTCTAAATTGACATAACGCCCTTGCGCCTCATCCCAAACAAGCTTACCTGCATCAATGAGTGCGTTTAGCTCATCCATGTTTGTAATGATAAGGCCAGTTGAGTTTGACAGCTGCTGTAATTCGTCAGCGAGTACTTTTGCTTGCACTGCGCTGGCTTGTTGCGATTTTCTTACTTGTTCTTCAGCAGCAAGTAAGTCTTTATATAAAACACCAACCTCTACTAATTCACTAATTAGCCAGGTATAAAGACCTGCACGGCCAACCGCTTTAAGTGCTGTATTCCATTTGCTTGCGGCAAGTGTAGCTGCATTTTGTGCCGTTGTGCTTGCGCCAACCGCAGCAGTATAGGCCCGCATCGATGCGATAGCCGTGGTTGCACCACTGATCACACTACTAAAATAGTTACCGACCTTAAGCGCCAACCATACTTTAGCAACCGTTGCTATTTCGTCGCGGTATTCGTACAGCGTTGTAGCTGCATTTTTAATGGCTGTACCAGTACTTACAATGGTGTCACTTATGCTCTGCGCCCACTCTTTAAGTCGGCCATCTTTTGCCATTGACGCAAACTCAGTATTTAAACTGGTGATTTGAGACTTGAGCCAATCCATCGCGCCCGATTGCGCAATGAGATTATAAAACTGCTCTAAGTTATCTTTCGCATTCGACACTTGACCGCTGAACAGCGCCATTTGTGCCGCAGCTGAGCCAGCACTAGCGCGGCCCATTTCATCAATCAAGCCTTTGATTACATCGCGGCCCAATTGGCCTGCGCTCGATAACTTTTGTAATTCAACTGTATTTTTGCCCGTAACTTTTTCAAGTAGATCCCAAACAGGTATACCACGCTCAACAAGTTGTAATATTTCTTCGCCTTGCAGTTTTTGTTTTGCCCAGGCTTGACCAAGTGCGAGGCTAATACCCTCTACCTCTTGAAAACCACCACCTAATTTTAACGCCTGGTCTGTGATGGATTGCATTGTGCCATCCATCGGATCAAGGCCAAACGCTTTAAGTTTTACAAACGCCTGGCTAACTTCCCCCAGTTGCAAAGGGGTATTTTTAGTAAACTCTTTTACCCAGGCTGTTGCTTGTTCGCCGCCTGCAATGCCGCCCATGAGGGCTTGCATTTGTATACCTAACTTTTCGAATTTATCGCCAGTTTCGAACACTTGCTTAACGGCTTGGGCTACACGATCAAGCCCAACATACGCCGCAGCTAAACCCGTAACCTTTGCAATTACACCATCTAAGCTTTGTGCTTGGGCGCGTTGTGCAGTTGTGCCTTGCTTTAAGTCAGCTGTTAACTGATCAACTGAGCGACCTGTTTTGTCGTATTGAGCGGCTAAATCTCGTTTAGCAGCTCTTAAATTATTTGAATCAACGCCTGAACGTTTAAGCGAGGTTTGTAATGATGCATGCTTAGTTGTTTGCTGTGTAAGCTCTGCACGCATCTGCTCTAAATCTTTCTCTGCCGCATCTATTGAGCGCGCAAATTGCACAAATGGCTTTTCTGTGTCTTGTGCTTCTTTTTGTAATTTGTCCAGTGCTTGCGCCGCAGCTGCTGTTGCAATTTCTTGTTGTTCTAGTTTTTGGTTTGATTGCTCAAATGCGCGAATAAGATCGCTTTGATTGGATAACCCATCTAACTGATCCGCAAGTTTACCCGCAGCAGGATTTGCTGCATCGGCGCTTTGCTCCACATCACGCAGCTCATTAACAAGCTGCTCAATATTTTGCTTACCTGTGGCCTCGGCAACAATTCTTAATGCTAATTCGAGTGTTTTATTTGCCATGCGATAACTCAGTTTAAACAGGGTTTAAATATGGGATAAAAAGGCTCAAGCCCTGAGCCTTTTGGTAAGGGATGTTTCTAATTAGCTGTCTAACTCGTCAATATAAAATGGCTCGTCCTTGCCCTGCACAAGCTTTGCGTTACCTTCAAGGGCCGCACTTACAAACTCACTACCCGCAAGGTCTAGCTCTTTAGTTGGCATCATTGACACATCATAAATTTCAAAACTGACAGGCTTACCATTCGTTAGGTTTGTACCTTCACCAAATAAGCGTAAACGAGACTGTGATTTAGTTGCGCCGTTAATGCGCTTACCACTTCGAGCGTTAAAAGAGCCTGAAACCGTAATACTGCCACCAGCAGCAAGCGCACCACCTTTGATTGAACGAATTAAGCCAAGTGCAAAATTAAATTCATAATCTTTACCTAGCACTAATTCATTTGCCGCTTGTTTAACTACAACGTCATCTGTAAAGTTTTTAGCGCCTGTTTCAATCCAGCCCTGGTGATTAGGCATCGTGATTGGTTCATCAGCTAATGTGCCCGCCGCAAAATTAATGTCTGCCACTTCACCCATAAGGGCCAATGCAACAAGCTCAGCAGGTTGATCATCAAATTCCCACGTAACAACAGCAGGCTTAGGGATTTTCACATCATCTAAAGCTTGGCCTTTCGTTGCCTTTTTGTTTGATGTGCGTACTTTTGATTCAGCTTCTGTTTTGATAGCCAATTTTTGCGTATTGATTGGGCCAAAAATTTGGCCTGTGCTTACGCCTTGCTCATTTAAACGGTCAACAAAGATATTGCCCGCAAGTAAGATACCGTCGCTCATGTTATAGCGCTCCTTTCATTCTCATTTGACATGTAAAGGCCAGCGGGTAGTAAGCATGACCTTTGGTAAATTGGGGTTTTGCTGGGGTGTTAACACGTAGCCAAGGGCCAGTGTCGTTGTGGACTTTGCCCGCCAAAGCGCGAATGATGTCTGTTAAGTACTTACCGTGGTCCTTGTCGCGTTTACGAACTGCTAAAACGACTAGCCAGGTTTGCACTACTTGCATGTTGTATCCGCCGTTCTTGGCGTCTGGTAAGTTGTCACCGTAATAAATCAAGTGTACTGCTGGGGTCGTTTGACTATCTTCTTTAGCATCTGCTAACTCGTCACTTAAATAAACTCGCTTAATATCTGGCACTTTTTCAAGTGCCTCTTTAAGCGGGTATTGAGCTGCAAAGTAGTCAGTTGTTATTTCAAACATCAAATAAACCCTTTTGATTTTTCACGGGCAAACACGCTTCCTGCGCTTTCAATTTGTGCGGTATTTTGCACTTGGGCATCCTCGCCCGACGAATCTACACCAATGCTCAAATCTCCTTTTGCAACAGAGGTGAGAAATTTAATTGCGTCCTTGTAACGTGTTTCAACATGCTCCGGTGCATCATTTGTACCGAGCTTATAGCGGGCAATGTCGCAACAAAGTTGCTCAAGTAAGTTAGGCACGTTTGCAAGCGGCAACTCATAACGGCTTGCTAAGTAGCCGTTAATCATATCGCTTGCATCAGTTATCGCCTGCTCTATCACTGGGGCATTAATAGCGTCAGCTGGGGAGTCATCACGCGCACTTAAATAAATAAGGTCTTGCTCTCCAAAGCGCTGCTGCATCGCTGTGATAGTTGCATAAGCCATTACTCAGCCTCACCTTTCGCCGCATCTTGTAACCACTGCCACGCAGCATCACGGTCTTTTGCCGACACCTTAACCTTGATTACGTCACCTTCGTTTTCGTCTGGTGCTTCATAAGTTAGCTGTTCAACAGTCGGTTTAAGCTCCATTTGCGCATCAATCATTACCGCTAAGATGGGTTGCAATTTCTGGGGTGCTTGGGTGAAGTCTACTTGCTCATAAAGCTTTACTGTCGAACCCAGATTATCTGCGTCCAGCTGTCCCTGCGCCGCTGCACTTTCAACGTGCGGCACAATTTGCATTGATAAGCGTGCATCTTTTTCAATAGCTTCAAGCTTCTTCTCGTCCAGCTTATCAACTGGGATGCTGTTTTTTCCTTGTTCGAAACTAAAGCCCGCTCGACGGTAGCCTGTAGGCTGCATGCAAGTGACGATGACGGAAGCAATAAGGCTAAGATTAAATTTATTTGCCATTTCATTTTTACTCCTGGTTAAAAACATGGGGCTATAACACCCCATGTTTCAGGGTTCTAAATTAAGAGGGGTTTTACAGATAGTCAGCAACTAGCAGCTCTACACGGCCTTTTAATTCGTTTGAGCTGTTAGCATCAAGCTCACGCTCTAGCATGCGCGTTGCTTGCTTTTCCATGCTCGCAGGCACTACTAGCAATGTAGGTTTAACACCAAGTTTGCGACCACCATCTGCTGTGAAACTGCGCATTTTTTCAATGCTATCCCACAAATTATCTGGTGTTAGCGCACGTTTATTACCAAAGCCTAACTGCCAAAAACCAAAGCCCGCAGCGTCACGACAATCAACACCAAAGCGGTATTGCTTACTAGTAAAGACGGCTTCATCATCAATTTTGGTCATTGAAATTAGAGTGGGCTTTTTACGCTCTTGGAAAATCAGCGGCTTAAGCGCTTTTGATGTATCGAGAACAAACCAGGCTTCGCCTGTGTAAGCACCATCTTCTGCCATATTTGAAACAGATGTGACTGCACCTGTGCCATCAACATTTTCTGCAACTGGATGATCAGTATCAAAGAAATATTGACCGTCATAACACGGTGTAGTGAAACCATCACGAAGAAGCGGAAAACACATTTCATCAGGGTGAATTTCAGCTGCATTACCCATTTCTTTGAAAATTGGTGAATAAACGCCTAAGTTGTCATCCTCAATGTCGTTACGGTCTACACCTACCGTAGACTCGTAATCGTCATTGGTGATTGTGTAACCGTGGGCTTTCATGCTCTGAATATTTCGATCACCCACCCATTTTGATAAGCTTGGGAACTTGCCAAGCCAGCCATAGGTATTGCTGGCAGTGGTTGATTTAATGACAGTCGCAATTTTCATAAACTGCGGCTTTGCTTCGCTTTTACCTGCTTCAAACTCTAATTTAAAGCCCGTAAAAAGCGCTTGTAATTGTGGTGCTGTTACTAACGCCATTAGTTTTGCTCCTGTTTCGCTTTAGCATAAACAGCATGACTAATACCTAGCTGATCAGCTGCGTATTTTTCTTCTGCTGTAAGTGCAGCTAAGCCGTCTTTGTCTTGGTCTGGCTTAGGGGTGATGGTGGTTTGCTGAGTCGTTAAACTCGCAATCGGTGAACGTGTATCAAGCACAGCTTTCAATGCAGCTAGACCTTGCTGCTTTCCTAACTGCGTTAAATACGTTTCTTCTGACGCAATGATTTTGCCCGCTTGCTTAGCTTGGCTAATCGCTTGCTCTACAGACTGGGTATCACTGGTACTTTTCAGCGCGGCCATTTCAGTAACTAACGCCTGATAAGTTTCTACAGGCACATATTTAGCTAAGTTGACCTCTGAGCCACCGCTATTTGCTTTAAGGGCGGCTACCTGGTCTTGAGCCGTGCTTAACTGCTCGTTAAGGTCGTCGACTTCATCGGCTTTCGCCTTTAAAGCAGTGATTGCTGTTGTTGCTTGCGTGTAATCAGCATCAGTGATTGAGTCACCAGTGACAATCACACCCAGCAATTCAAGCAGTTTTTGAGCTGCATTCATGGGTGAATCTCCGTTGTTAACAGGGGTTTTTGAAGCTTTTAAAACGGCTACTTTGTCCATGCCATCCACAGCAGGATCATTTGTTAGGGCAAAGTGACGTAATTTGGTTGGGCGGCCTGTTTGTTTGTTGTAGTGAAAAACAGGGCTTATATAACGATATTCATCGTTCTTGAGTAAGTCGCGGGCTTTGGGTGTCCAGCGAACATTAAGCGCATAAAGGCCCTCGCCTGGTACATACTCTAAATCTGTAGGGTTAAACCATCCGCTTGCAGGGGCTGGTTTGCCGTTCTGCTCGGCATGTAGCGTTTGATGCTCGTAATCAAAATGAAAGTCGTTTGTGCGAGTGCTTGCTGTTTGTTTAAGCTCATCAAAAGCAAGCTGGTCAAGTAGCCAGGCATTACCTGGCACATCAAATGGGCGGCCATCGTGTGACTTAAAGTGACCATCTGGCATAACCATAACGCGCGGGCTAATCCCCTGCTCGTTAATTTCGCCATTAAAACGGCAAGCAGCCAAACCAAGGTTTATTGGTTGCTCAGCTGACAAAACAGCGAGAGGGTGATTATTGAAAGGGGTTTTATTCATTGGCTGAGCACAGTTAAAAAAGTCTGTGCTCAGTATTGCGGTTAGTTGTCGGTTTTTGGCTGTGCGATGTTTCGGGAAAATCTATGAGGTTTAGCGCTTGAAAAAACAGACTGATCGCGCAACGAGGTTAAAAGCGCTTAAAACTCTGCGTTCAACCCTGTTTAAACGCTGTTTAAAATCGATTGTAAGCGCATCTAGAAAAAAACAGGCATCAACTGTCATGCAAACCCGCTAAAACCTCTTAAAATCAATTCTACGAGTTTGGATAGTCTTTTTAAATTAAAAAGTCACTTAATATCTCGATAACTTCCTGCTCATCGTCACTTGATAGGCCCAAGAAAGGGCGCGCAGGTATGGCAGCGAGTCGAGGGACCATTGAACTCTCACCACCAAATTGATGAATAGCGGCGTATTCCATGTTTGTGCCGAACTCTAGCGATTCATCGCCAACGTTATAAGCGAACGTGTCGCGTAGTATGTCGTTTAGCCTGAGTATTTTATCTTTGTTCTTTTTCTTGCGCTTTGCGTATTCTGGGCTTAATGGCTGCCAAGGATCACCGTCTGGGCTACGCTGCTGATCAAAGTGGTCGCGATGAGTCAACATTAAATGCTCACCCACATTGCCCAGCGCAGGGGCTAAGTCATCTAAATTATTAACAAGCTGAGTTAGCACATCGCTTACAGCTTGCGCACCTTCTGAACTTATTTGAATCTTAGCCCCAGCCATTACACTAGACCTTCTTTGAACGCTTTCATGTGCGTTGCTTGGTCAAGCCCTGCAATAAGCGCAGGGATTAAATCAGCTATTTGCTTAGCCTCTTGCCCTTTAGCTTCTTTTTCAAGCCTGGCGAACTCGCGGCACGTTTCAATTGTATAAGGTGTTTTGTCTAGCAGCTGCTGCGCAGCTATTAAATGTTTCATCGTTTTTTAACCTTCGATTTGGTGGCATTTTCTACTTGCTCATCTATCCACGCAACGAGCTTTGGTTGCCATTTCATTAACTCATCACGGGCCAAAGCCCATGCAGTAAACGCCTCTGCAAACTTTTCAAACTTATTAACTGCCCCGTAATAAGTAACAGGTAGCGCACCTGATAATAGCTCTGGCGCACCTGCATAGTAATGTATTTGATGTCCTAGCTCATGCAACCATGTTGCAACTAAGCTATGCGTTTCGTTTTTATCCAACACATTAAGCTCACTTGATATTGTGTGATCACGCTTTAGCTTTTGCCCTTTATAGTTAAGTTCATATCTACCTGCGTTGTTAGCTGCTAACTTTACAGTTAATGCAGCCTGACCTTTAAGCATTTTCATATCTACTTTGCTTAAATTTTGCGGGCTTTTAACTTTAACAACAATATGCTCAAAGCCGACTGAGGTAAAACCTCCAACGTGCTTTGGGTTTCGAGTTGTATACTGCATCTGTGCATAAAAGCTATCTACATTCAGATACTGTGCAACGTCTGATCTGATTGCAGCACTCGCCTTAGTTCGCAGGCTCATTTCGCTGTTTTTTACAAATAAAGTTTTCGTTTGTTTGGCGTTTAAAAACTCGTTTACACGCCCTAAAACAGCTGAATCAAGTTCGGCTAACAAGGGGTCTAACTTTAAGGCACTGACATTGTTAACCGTACTAAATGCAGAGGGTACAATACGAGTCGCTTGATAATCATTTACTCGCTGTTTAAACGTTGGCTTACTAGCAACTTGCTTTTTCACCTGGCTTGTTAACTGCGCCCCAGTTTTCGGCGTGTAGTCGAAGCCTGGATCAATGCCCAGTGGCAACTCAAATTCTTCGCCCGTTTTCTTATTGGTCCAAGTATAGCTACCGTTGTCTGGGGCTTCACTTACCTTTAAGCCTCGGCGCTTAAGCTCTCGCTCGCTGAGGCTATACTTTTTACACTTACAGCCCCAACCATTTTGCGGGCTGTGCGTGTTCCACCACGGATCATCAACAGGCAAAACTATATTATTCCACTTTAAATGCAGTGCGCGCGGGGTTTCGCTATCACCGTGTTTATATAGCGCATAAGGGCGCGTTGATTTGAGCGCTTGTATTTGCCCCTCGCGCCCTGCGTTATAAGCCTGGCGAATATTGGTTTCGTATATTAACTGGCTGCGCCATGCTGGCTGGCCGATATGCTCCCAGCCATAGCGGGCCTTGATGTTGTCAAATTCATTTTGAAACCAGTGCAAGCTTTTGCCTTCGCTTATCGCTTTATCAACTGATTGATAAAAGTCGTTAAGCATATCGGCCTTAGTTACACCAGCCACCATAAAGGCGCGGTTATGGGCGCTTTGCCA